ATTTAATTCAGAGGGTGGTGAAGAAATCCATGATTTAATTCAAAAAGTTTGGAATGAAATAGATAAGTTTGAATATGAGGAGAGTGAATGATGAGTAAACCAAAAGAACTATATGTAAATGTATTAGATATTAAATTTTATGTATGTGATGAGGACGGAAACGAAGTTTTAAACAAAGACGGAACTATTAAAGAATTTTATTTCAAGGGCAGACTAAAACCCCTTGAGTATCTTTGTGAAGATATGACCCTTGCAGATTTAGAGGAGGTGTCAGATGAGTAAAGTATTTAGAGATTGGTTTGAAGAAACTGATAGAAATAGTGAAGAATGGCTTGACTTTGAAAGAATGATGGAGTATAATGACTATGTATTTGACAAAGTTATAGAGCCATTGTTAATGCAACAATTAAATTTAAAGGAGGAAAAAGATGAGTCACATAATAAATGACCAAATAAGAGACGAGATTCTATATAAAATAGAAGAAGATGATTCTCTAGATTTATTAGGAGAAGAAATCTTTGATATAAGTTGGGAACATGACCTTAATCCTGAAGAAGACAGAGATAAAATTATGGAGTTGCTTTTCCAAAAAAGATTTGAGGAGCTGTGTTAATGAGTTTATATTCAAAAGTACAGGATAGTTTAGTAAGAGATTATGAAGTCGTTAGACTTTTGACTGACGATACTTTAGATGAAATAACTAAACTTACGATAGAAGAATTAAAAGGTTATGAAGGAGAGGAATCTTCAGACCAGTTTATACATCAAGTGATAGGAGAAATCATTAGAAAATTAATAGCAAAAGGAGTAGAGCATGAAAGGAATATTAATAAATCCGTTTGATGAAACAATAAAAGAGGTTGAATATACAGGTAACTGGAGAGATATTTCTTTATTGATAGATTGCGAGTTATATGATATAGTAGTTTTATCAGATGAAGATACTATGTATATAGATGACGAGGGATTATTAAAAAATAACAATAGATATTTTAGTTGGGATGGTAGAAACTTTGCAGGTAAAGGACTTATCATTGGGAATCGTTCAGGAGAAGGGACAGATAATTTAAATACAACATTTGAATTACAGGAAGTAATTGATAGAGTGGAGTTCTTACCTGAAGGACACAGAGAAACACCCTATATGGAATTTAGAGTACTAGAATGAATGCAAAGCTAGTAAAGAAATTAAGGAAAAGAATTAAACCCATCCAAGTAGAATGGATGAAGTCTTTATTGCCTGATGAACAGGCAGATAAAGTCACAGTAAATAATGTTGAGGAACTGTTACCTGATTTACAGCATGTAAATACTTTACAAGGAATAGTCTTATCATACATGACAGATAAATGGATAATGAAAAGATTAAAAAGAAATCCTGACATTACTACTTATAATGAATTAATGGAGAAATATGAAGATGAAAACTTATTTGATGGAAGTTAATAATGCAGGAGAAAGAACTGTATTAAAAACATTTGCCAATAGCGTAGCTTTTGCTATTGATAATATGGTATTGTTAGGAACAGTTGAGGATATCTTCTCAATTGAAGATGTTGAAACTAAAAGGGTATGGGATTTTAATGGTGATTTTAACCAACTAAAAGACATGCGAAAAGGATTACCATTTGATGTAGAAAAAATGGTTGAGGGAGAAGAGATTAAATTACAATAAGGAGAAAAATGAAATTTGATATAAAAGATTTAAATTATTTATTTATGTTAGCAATGATGTTATTTCTTGCATCATATCAACAATTTAAAATACATGATTTAGAAACAGAAATTACAGAGTTGAAATATTATTCTGTTGATACAGCTACTCATTGTATTAGTAAGATAGGACAAATGACACAAGATGATTTTGATTTTTGTAGAGATTTGTTAATTAAATTAGGCTATAAAGAAAGAGATGGCAGTTAGAGCTAAAACATTTAAGAGCATAGACCATGTGAAGAAATCTACTTCACAAGGCATAGGTGGTAGAGGTAGAAGAATAAAAATCTCTACTAAGACTATGAATAAAAACAAAAAAAGATTAACTAAAAGAAAATATAGAGGACAAGGAAGATGAACTATGGCAGTAGAACTGTCAATATGCTAGGAGATATAGTGAGTATAAAGAAAAATGTAGATAAGAAAAACTACGAAGAATTTAATGAAAAACTAGATAAGTTAAGACAAGCAGGACATCACTTACAACATAGTGTATACTATGAAACTGATGGTACATTTACAATTGAACTGCTTGGAGAACCTGACTTACAAAAATTAGATAAGATTTTATTTGACATAGAAAGTAATGAGTGATATAATTAGGGCAATGAGTAGCCGAAAGCAGAGCCCTCTATCTCCATACTATGTGCTAGTAGGCTTGGCTCTGTCCACAACTTTGAGAGTTGGTTGGCTCAAAAAACTCTCACAACTTCTCATAAATAAAACCAAAAGGAGGTTAATATGATAGTAGAAGGTACTGCGTATTGGGCAAGTATTAAAACACCTAATACGACTTTTGAACCTGTGTATACAGTCAACTTAGTTGTTGACCAAGATACTGCAGATGATTTTGCAGGTCGAGGACACAAGGTTAAACAGATGGATGAAGGTCCTGCTTTAATAATTAAGCGTAAGGTAAATGGTCCTAACGGAATGGTTAGGAACGCACCGAGATTGCTTGACCAAAATAAGCAAGAAGTAAATCTAGCTGTTGGTAATGGCTCTAAGATTAGAGTTCAATGTAATGAATTTGAATGGGAATATGCAGGGAATACAGGCAAAAGCCTTGACCTACAAGCTGTTCAAATCATAGACTTGGTTGAATACAAAGCCGAAGATGGCTCTGAGTTCTTTGATGAAGGCGAGGAGTTTTAATTATGGCTAAGAAAAAAGCAGAAACTAATGTAGTTGATGCACCAAGCATTAGATATGCTACCGATTCAGGTACATATGATGTGATGAAATTAAGTCCGGAAGCACAAGGCTTTTATACAGCTATCGTTGAGTGTACCAACGAAGCTAAAGGTTTACGCAGAAAGATTGCAGTATTAGAAGCTGCTTCAGCACAATTCAGTAGTCTTATAACTGCTCATCTTAATGAGGAAGCTTTGATTACTGAAGAGGAAACTTCGCAAGAAGTAGACTCTTAAAAATAATGAGGTGTGCAAAAAATGTGGATAGCACTTAAAGTATAAATCCAGTTTGATGAGGAACTGATGTTTGTAATTTACAATAGAGGATATATACTCTGTAAGTTAGACTAGGAGAAATCATATGAACAACGCCTCACTTTTTTAACAGGAGATAGAATATAATATGGAACAAACAAAATTTATTAAACACAAACTACCATGTCCTAAATGTGGTGGTTCAGACCCAGTATCTTTAAATGATAATGGTTCAGCAAAATGTTTTAGTTGTAATACTTTCTTTTCTGATTATGAGAATGAAATAGAAGGAGAGATAACACCTATTAAGAAACAAGAAACTACATTCTTAACTTCATATACTGGTGTATATGATGCTATACCTGACAGAGGTATAACTAAAAATACTGCTACTAAATTTGGAGTAAGAATATTAAAAGATAATAATGGTAATGTTAAACAACACATCTATCCTTATTATAATGGTAGTGAAATAGTTGGAACTAAGACTAGGTATGTTGATAATAAAAACTTTACTTGTAATGGAACATTTGAAGGTACTGGTTTGTTTGGAGAACAACTATATAGAAATACTGGAGGAAAGTATTTAACAATTGTTGAAGGCGAATGCGATGCAATGGCAGTCAATGAATTGTTCCAAGATAAGTGGGCAGTTGTGTCTATTAAACGAGGTGCCTCTGCTGCAGTTAGAGATATAAGAGAAAGCATAGAGTTTGTTGAATCATTTGATAATGTAGTAATATGTTTTGATAATGACAAGGCAGGTAGAGAAGCAGCTAGACAAGTTGCTCGTATTCTTAAACCGGGAAAGGCTAAGATTGTTAATCTACCTAATGGATATAAAGACGCTAACGAAATGTTGGTCAAGAAAAAGTTTAAAGAGTTTACTACTGCATGGTGGGAAGCTAAGACTTATACACCATCAGGCATAATAGAATTACATGCTCAGAAAAATGATTGGATTCATCGTGAGGTTAAAGAAAGTATTGCATATCCTTGGGAAGGTTTAAACAAAAAGCTTTATGGTCTTAGGAAGGGAGAGCTTGTAACTTTAACAGGTGGTACAGGACTTGGAAAGTCTAGTGTAACTAGAGAACTTGAACATCATCTTATTAAAAATACAAAAGATAATGTAGGTATCATAGCACTAGAAGAAAACTGGGTAAGGACTGCCGATGGTATAGTATCTATTGAAGCTAATGATAGATTGTATCTAACAGAGAAGCGTAAGAACTATACCGAAGAAGAATTAGATACTTTCTTTGATAAAGCAATTCAGAAAGGTAGAGTATTTATTCATGCTCATTTAGGAGCAACAGATATAGATGAAATATTTTCTAAGCTGAGATATATTATAGTTGGATGTGAGTGTGATTGGGTAGTCGTGGACCACTTACATATGTTAGTCAATGTCTTAACAGAAGGAGATGAAAGAAGAGGTATTGATATGCTGATGAATAGACTTCGTAGTTTAGTAGAAGAGACTGGAGTTGGAATGATATTGGTCTCTCACTTACGAAGAGCAGCAGGAGATAGAGGACATGAAAAAGGAATTGAAGTTTCTCTATCCCACCTAAAAGGTTCTCAAGGAATAGCACAGTTATCAGATTGTGTGATAGCCTTAGAGAGAAATCAACAAGCAGAAAATCCAGAGGAAGCTAATATAACTAAGGTTAGAGTTCTTAAATCTAGGTATACTGGAGATACTGGCATGGCTTGTAGTTTAAGATATGATAGTGAAACCGGAAGACTACATGAGGTTTCAGAAGAGGAGACATTCGATAATGAAATTGATTTTTGATATAGAAACAGATGACTTAAACGCAACTAAAATTTGGTGTATAGTTGCTAAAGAAATAGATGGACAGCTGTATGAATTTGGACCCACTCAAATACAAGATGGGTTAGACTTATTAAGTAAAGCAGAAATGTTAATAGGTCATAACATTTTAGGATTTGATTTACCAGTTTTAAAAGCATTACATAATTTTGAATATACTGGTAAAGTACTAGATACTTTAGTTATGTCTAGACTTTATAATCCTGTAAGGGAGAACGGACATAGCTTAAAGACTTGGGGTTATAGAGTTAATATGTTAAAGCAAGAACAACCTGAAGACTTTACTTCATATTCTTCTAAGATGTTAGAGTATTGTGCTCAAGATGTTAGGTTAAATGAGAAAGTTTATAAGGTTTTGGTCCAAGAAGGCATGGGATTCAGTAAAGAATCACTAGAACTAGAACATAAAGTTGCTGAAATTATTAATCAACAGGAGCAAAATGGATTCTACTTTGATAGTAAAGAAGCTATGACTCTCCTTGCTGAGTTAAAAGATAACCAAGCTTCGGTTGAATTAGAAGTTCAAAATACATTTAAACCTAAATTGATAGATGATAAATTAGTTACCCCCTATATAAAGAAAGATGGTGAACTAAGTAAGCGAGGACTTACTGATAAAGAGTATGATAAATGTTTGGCTACTAAAAATTATGAGCCCTTCATGCGTCAGAAATTAGTAGAGTTTAATCTCGGAAGTCGTAAACAAATAGGAGAATATCTTATTGACTTTGGTTGGAAACCTGAAAGGTTTACTCCTACTGGTCAACCTATTGTAGATGAAGGAACACTTAAAAAGATTGAACATATTAAAGAAGCAAAATTAATTGCTGACTATTTACTTTATCAAAAACGAATTGCTCAGATATCATCTTGGATAGATGAATTAAAAGATGATAGAGTTCATGGTAAGGTAATTCATAACGGAACTATTACAGGTAGAATGACACATAGAAATCCTAACATGGCTCAAGTTCCAAATATACACAGTCCGTTTGGTAAAGAGTGTCGTTCATGTTGGACAGTACCTGAAGGATATAAACTTGTAGGTATAGATGCTAGTGGTTTAGAATTAAGAATGTTAGCACACTATATGAAGGATGAAGATTATATTAATGATGTTATACATGGTGATATCCACAGCACTAATCAAAAATTAGCAGGTCTTAAAACTAGAGACCAAGCCAAGACATTTATATACGCATTAGTATATGGTGCAGGAGATGCTAAGATAGGTAAGATAGCTAGTGGAGATATCAAAAAAGGTAAGGCATTAAAAGCTAGATTTTTCAAGAACTTACCAGCATTAAAGATATTAAAAGAGAAAGTTCAACAGGCTTCTTACAGAGGCTTCTTGTTAGGAATAGACAGGAGAAAGATATATGTTAGAAGCCCACATGCTGCTTTAAATACTTTACTACAAGGTAGTGGAGCAATTGTTATGAAGAAAGCTATGTGCTATCTACAAGATATGATAGATTTAAATACAGTAGATGCTAAGTTTGTTGCAAACATACATGACGAATGGCAACTACAAGTTAAAGAATCACAAGCAGAATTTATTGGAAAGATTGGATGTGATGCAATTGAAAAAGCTGGGGAGCATTTTAATATGCGTTGCGAATTAAAAGGAGAATATAAAATTGGAGGTAACTGGAGTGAAACCCACTAAAAAAGATAGAAAGAAGTTCGATATTGATTTAGAATATGGAACTATAAAAGAAGATAAGATAGCCAACATGCTCACTAATAAAAGGATTGAAGTAAAATCTGAAAGGGGTATGTGGATGAAAACAGGTAACATCTGTATAGAATATGAATCATATGGTAAGCCTTCAGGTATTGAAGCTACCGAAGCAGACTATTGGTTTCATAATTTATGTATAGAAGACCACATCTTTTGTACTTTAGTATTTGAAGTACCTAAGTTAAAACAACTAATTGATAAACTAGATTTTAAAAAATCTGTTAGTGGTGGGGACCATAATGCTAGTAGACTTTGGCTAGTTAATATACAAAAATTATTTACAACAGATGTATTTAAAACATTTAAGGAGTTAGAACATGTCGAAGAAGAAATTTAAATCTGAATCAGGTCATTGGTATACTAAAGAAGGAGAACCAATGTACACTATAGTAGGTGCTAATGGTAAAGAAAGAAATACTACTTTAAGAGATGCTAAATCTTTAGCACTCGTTCCATCTGTAACTACTGTTATGGGAATGGTAGCTAAACCTGCTTTAGAAAATTGGAAGATGAATCAATTATTAAATTCTGTCATGACTTTAAAAAGAGAGGATGGAGAATCAGATAAGTCTTACTCTTATAGATGTATGGAAGATTCTAAAAAGGTTGGTATAAAAGCTTCCGAAGAAGGTACAAGAATACATGCTCTAATTGAAAAAGGTTTCTTAGGTAAGTCTAAAACAAAACCTTATAGAGTAATTAAGAAATGGTTAGATGCTGAGTTTCCTAATGAAGAGTGGATAGCAGAGGATTCTTTCTGTGCTGAAGAAGGTTATGGTGGTAAGATAGATTTATATTCTAAGTCAGGCATCTTTGTAGATTTTAAAACTAAAGATAACTTAGAAGGTAAAGAACCATCTCGTTTAGTTTATGACGAACATGGTATGCAACTATCTGCTTATGCACAAGGTTGTGGATTTGATAATCCTCAGAGAGTTTCTATCTTTGTAGATAGAGCAGACACAGGTTTAATTTCTTGTCATATCTGGGATGAAGAATCACATGATAAACACTTACAAATGTTTAATAGTATATTAACATATTGGAAATTTTCTAAGAACTATTTTCCATTTAGTGAGGAAGAATTATAATGGCAAGAAAACCTAGAAAGCCTAGACCTAAAAAAGTAAATGTCCCTAAAGGATATGATAGTAGGTGGGAGTATGATATGCACCAGTCTATTTTAAAAAGCTGGAAACATCATACTTCAGAACCTATAGAGTATACAGTTACACATAATTACCATACTGACTTTATTAAAACTATTAATAATAAAGTAATATTATTAGAAGCAAAGGGTAGGTTTTGGGATTATGCTGAGTATAGTAAATATGTTTGGATAAGAAAGGCTTTACCTAAACATGTAGAGTTAGTGTTTCTATTTCAGAAACCTTACTCACCTATGCCACAAGCAAAGAAAAGAAAAGACGGAACTAAAAGAACTCATGCTGAGTGGGCAGACGCAAATGAATTTAGATGGTTTGATGAAGAGACATTACCGGAGGAATGGAAATGAATAGTAATGTAATTTTTGAAGGTGGTATGTCTTCTCAAGATTGTGATTATATTATAAAAGAATCTGAAAAGTTATTAGATATTAAAGAGTCTGTAGTAGGAGAAACCGATTCTGAACTTATATCAACAACTAGAAAAAGTAAAGCAGGATTTATAGAATCTTATAATCCTAAACACAGAGAGTTGTGGGATGTAATTTCAAATAGGTTATGGTCGTATGTAAATGCAGCTAACAGAACTAACTTTGCATTCGATGTTTCATTTTTAGATAGTGTTCAGTATACTATATATGAAGATGGAGGGGACCATTACGATTGGCACATGGACACCTTTATAAATACACCTAATGCTTATACTAGAAAGCTAAGTTTAACCTTACAACTTTCAGATGGTAGTGAGTATGAAGGTGGAAATTTTGAATTAAATGATGGAACAGGACAAGGATTACCTTATGATGCTTTAAGAAAGAAAGGAAGTGTATTAATCTTCCCTTCATTTTTAATGCATCGTGTCACGCCTGTTACTTCAGGGATTAGAAAAACAATAGTGGCATGGTTTGAAGGGAGACAATTTAAATGATAGAATATAAATTTAAAGAAGATAAAAATTTAGAAAACTTAAAAGAATATATAGACAGTACATACGGAGAACATTATGCATCTGATAAGTATCAAGCGACAGATGTAATCATAGACTCTGGACATGGAATGGGATTTTGTATGGGTAACATAATGAAATACGCAAAAAGATATGGAAATAAAGATGGTTTTAATAGAAAAGACTTGATGAAAATCCTACATTATGCTATAATAATGTTGCATATCCATGATGATTCAATAGATGAATTAGGTTTAATAGACTTTTATGAAGGAGGAAATAATAAATGATAACAGAAGATAAAGTAGGAAAGAAACCTTATCTTGGTATTGAAATAGACTACGATAAAGAAAAAACTTTTGACAAGTTTAGTTTAGATACATTAAAAGACAGATACTTCTGGAATGGGGAGACCCATGCCCAAGAAGCTTTAGCAAGAGCTTCAGTATATGCAGCAACTTACAAAGGAGAAACAGATTATGAACTTGCTCAAAGACTTTATAACTACAGTTCCAATCGTTGGTTCATGTTTAGCACTCCTATTCTTAGCAACGGAGGAACTACTCGTGGGCTACCTATCAGTTGCTTCCTTAATTATGTTCCTGATAGTCGTGATGGGCTTTCTGCTCATTACAATGAGAACATATGGTTGGCAAGTTCAGGTGGAGGCATTGGTGGATATTGGGGTGCTGTTAGGAGTAATGGTATACCTACTACTCATGGCAGTCGTTCAACTGGTTCTATTCCATTCATGCATGTTGTAGACTCTTTAATGTTAGCCTTTAATCAAGGCACTACAAGAAGAGGAAGCTATGCAACATACTTGGATGTAAGCCATCCTGAGATAGAAGAATTTATAAACATGAGAAAAGAATCAGGTGGAGATATAAATAGAAAGAATCTTAACCTGCACAACGGAGTTAATATAACCAACGCATTTTTGGAAGCAGTTAAAAATAACGAAGATTGGAGATTGATTGACCCAAAAACAAATAAAGCTGTGAAGGTAATAAATGCCAGAGATTTATGGTGGCAAATTATTCATGCCAGAGCAGAAACCGGAGAGCCTTATATGGTAAATGTAGATACATGTAATGAAGCATTACCTAAAGGGCAGAAAGAGTTAGGACTTAAAATATTACAGAGTAATCTATGTTCGGAAATAACATTAGCAACTGACGAAGAAAGAACAGCTGTCTGTTGTTTGTCTTCAGTAAACTTAGAACACTTTGATGATTGGTCCGAAGATGAATCTTTCATAGATGATTTAATAACTATGTTAGATAATGTCATAGAACATTATATAGAAAACGCAGTAGATACAGCACAGCTAGGAGGATATAGTGCAAACTTTAAAAGATTTACAAACCATATTAAAGAAGGTAAGGAAGGGTTCGCAAAGTCTGCTTACTCAGCTTACAGAGAAAGGTCTCTTGGTCTTGGGGCTATGGGCTTTCATGCTTATCTACAGTCTAAGCGAATCCCGTTTGAAGGGCTCTTCGCTACTAGCTTCAACCACAGAGCTTTTTCACATATCAAACAAAAAGCTGTCGAAGCTACTGAAAGACTCGCTGAATTGCGTGGGGAATGTCCTGATTTACATGGTTCAAATAAGCGTAATGCTCATCTTCTTGCTGTTGCTCCTAATGCCTCTAGTGGTATTATTTGTAGTGGCACTAGTCCCTCTATTGAGCCTTATAGGGCTAACGCTTATACCCACAAAACTTTATCAGGTAGCTACCAAGTTAAAAACAAATTCTTGGAGAAGTTACTAAGGTCTAAAGGATTGAAGGGTAAGAAGTTAGAGAACACTTGGAAAGATATTTCAGGTAAGGATGGTTCGGTTCAGCACTTAGATATATTAACTGACGAAGAAAAAGATATATTTAAAACTGCAAACGAAATAAATCAGATATGGATAATAGAACATGCCCATCAAAGACAAGAATATATTTGTCAGGCACAGTCTGTTAATCTATTCTTTACACTACCTAAAGCAACAGAGGACCAGAAAGTACATGATGAATATATGCAGTATGTAAATGATGTCCATTGGTATGGTATGAATAAATTAAAATCACTATACTACTTTAGGTCTAATGCAGCTAGAAGTGTAGAGAATGTAAATGTAAAAGTTCCACGAATTAAATTAGATGAAGTGGATTGTATTGCCTGTGAAGGTTAAGGAAAAATTATGAACGGAGAATTATTGAAAGCTTTGGAATCAAAATACAAAGCACAAAGAACGATAGCTAAGACTAATTTAAAATTATATCTTAGCGACCCAGTTGCAGTAGCCGACCATCCTGATATGGTTGAGACTATTGATAAGTTATTTAAAGACTACGCAGAAGCAGTAGAGTATATTAATATATTAAAGGAGTTAGACTATGAGCTTGTTGGGAACGAGAGAATACTATAAACCATTTGATAATCCTTGGATGTTTGATTACTATGTATTACAAAATCAA